ACCATATGTGGCGCCACCACGATTTTCGCACCCCGTTCCGCAGGGCGGTGAAGGACTTTCTGATTTTCGGCCACGGCTGGGTCAAAGTGGGGTGGAAGTTCGTCGAGCAGGAAACGTCGCTGTCTGACATGGAGCAGCAGGAAATGCTCGACCAGGCTATTTCTGAGGTGGATGCGTTCGCCGCGGAGGCGCCGGCTCTGGCCGGCGGTTTGCCCACTGATGATGAGATGGCTGCCAATGTGCCTCAGACGGCGATGATGGTCGTCGAGGATCAGCCGTTCGTGGAGCGGGTCTCACCGTTCGACATTTACGTCGACCCCGAGGCGACCTGCATGGACGATTTGACTTGGATCGCTCAGAGGATCGTCCGCCCGTTGGAGGAGGCGCAGAACGATAAGCGTTACCGGCCGTCGGTGCGGAAGCAGTTGACGGCCGACGGCGGGGTGAACCCCATGTACGCCGCCCAGTATCTCGACAACAGGGAGTACCTGTTCGACGAGGAGCGGGTGACGATCTGGGAGTACTACGACATTCGTTCCAACACCATGTCGGTGTGGGGGGAAACAACCGACGAGTTTTTGATCAATCCGTTGCCGATGCCGTATGCGTATGGGCAGCCGTTCGTGATGCTCCGCAACTATGACGTTCCTGATTTCTTTTATCCGATAGGCGACCTGGAAGCCATCGAGTCGCTGCAACTCGAGCTGGATAAGACGCGTTCGCAGTTGATGAATGACCGTAAGCGGTACGCCCGCAAGTATTTGTTCCATGAGAGGTCGTTTGGACCTGAGGGCCGTGAGGCTCTGGAGTCCGACGAGGATGGCCGCATGGTTCCTGTGGTGGATGAGAACAAGCCGCTGTCGGAGGTGGTCACTCCGATGCCGCAGGTGCCGATCTCACCTGAGATTTACGCCTACAGCGAGATTATCGAAACGGACATCAACACCGTGTCGGGGATCTCCGAGTACGCCAGGGGTGCGATGCCTGAGATCCGCCGCACGGCGACCGAAGCGTCGATCATCGCTGACGCTCAGAATGCCAGGGCGTCCGACAAGCTCGCCATCGTGGAACTATCAATAGCGATGATCGGCCGGCGGGTCATCCAGTTGCTGCAACAGTTTATGACCGGTCAGTCGACGGCCCGTGTGCCGAACGCCCCGAACGACCTGTTCGTGCCGTTCAACCGCGACGACATCGTCGGCGAGTACGACTACACCGTCGAGGCGGGTTCGACGCAGCCGTTGAACGACACGATCCGCAAACAGCAGGCCGTGTCGCTGCTCAACGCCATGGGTCCGCTTGTGGGCACTGTTATCAACCCGCAGGCTCTGGCCGCTCACGTTCTCAAAACCGGTTTCGACATCAAGGATCCCGAACGGTTCCTGATACAGCCCCAGCCTGGATTGCAGCAGGACGCGCCTTCGGGCCCGCCCAGCTCTCCCGTTGGTGCGCCTCAGGGACCGACCAGGGTGCCGGCACCCCCCACGCCGCCCCCTGGGGCACCGCCAGAAGGGGCTTTCGCTCCGACTGGCGGGGTTCCTCCCGAGCTGCTTTTGCAGTTGGAGAACCAGATGGGACTTGAACTACCTGCGCTGTAACCCGCGATGTGGGACAGCGTGTTTATTGTAATAGGAGCAACCGTACTGGACTCCCCAGAAGGGACATGAAGTGCCCGACGAAAACATGGAAGCAACGGAACCCGCTTCGGCGGACAGCCCCGAGGTTTCATCAGAAGCAGGAACAGAACCTGCCGGTGACTACACCGTCAAGATCGACGGTGAAGAGCGGCAGGTCACCTTGACCGAACTTCAAGACGGTTACCAGCGTCAAGCGGATTACACCCGCAAAACGCAGGAACTGGCAGAAGAACGCCAGCGCCTACAGCAAGCCGAGGCGATTGCCTCGGCCTTGGAAACAGACCCATCAGGCACCATTGCGGCGCTTTCGTCAGCTTTCGGCGTGACGGACACCCTGCCGGCCACCGAACCCGATTATTCGGACGGGGTCGAGGAGGATCCGACGGCGAAGCGGTTAGTGCAGCTTGAAGCCCAGGTGGCGCAGCAGGCGCAGACGAACAGACAACAGGCTTTAGAGCGCGAAGTTTACAACCTAAAAAAGAAGTACGGCGATTTCGACGCGGCGGAGCTGTTTCGACATGCTCTGACGAATCGGATTCCCAACCTGGACGCTGCTTTCACGCACATGAAGTACGGGGAAGTGGCCGACACGGCTGAGAAGCTCCAGAAGGACCAGGAGATCACCGACGCTAAACGTGACGCCACGAAGGTGGCTAGCGGGGGCGGCACCCAAGCGGGGGCCGTCGTGTCGGAGGGTGGTTCCGACGGGAAGCCGTCTACGTTGAGGGAAGCCTTCGCTCTCGCTAAAAAACAACACGGCACCTAACAACCCTTAGGGGGGTGAGAAACTTATGGCTGGCAACAGCAACTTTGATGAGATTCTCTCCACCACGCTCAGGAACTACGTCCCGAAGCTGACAGATAACATCTTCAGCGCGAGGCCGCTGTTCTACGCTCTGACGAACGGCCAGACCATTCGTCGGATCAGTGGTGGTTCGCAGATCATCGTCCCGATCATTTACGGGACCAACTCGACCGCTGGTTCGTACAGCGGCACGGATGCTATCGACACGACTGCTCAGACTGGCATTTCTGCCGCTGAGTACGACTGGGGACAGTATGCGGCCACGGTGACCATTTCGGGCATCGAGGAAGCCAAAAACAACGGTGAGGCACAGATCATCGACCTGCTGGAAGGCAAGATTTTCCAGACGCAGGAAACCATCATCGAGAACATGAACACCATGTTCTGGGCTGACGGATCAGGCAACAGCGGCAAGGACTGGAATGGGCTGGCGCTTATTGTCGGTGGCACGGGCGTGACCCTTGGTGGGATCGACCCGACTGGCTCAGGCAACTCGTTCTGGAAGTCCACTGAAGTCGATCAGAGTGGTGCGATCACTATAGCCAGCATGGCTAACATCTATAACACCATTTCGGTTGGTAACGACCAGCCGACGATTGGCATCACCACGCAGGCTTTGTACGAGAAGTACGAGGCGCTCTTGGAGAGCCAGATTCGGTACACGGATACCGACATGGCTGACGGCGGGTTCCAGAACCTGCTGTTCAAGGGATGCCCCGTCACCTTCGACGGTGCTGCTGCCTCTGGTCAGTTCCTGTTCCTCAACACCAAGTACCTGCAGTTGGTTGCTCACAGCGACGTTTGGTTCAAGCCAACACCGTTTGTGCGTCCGACTAACACGGATGCGGTCTTCTCGCAGTTGCTTTGTTACGGCCAGCTCACATGCAGCAACCGTGCCCGACAGGGCTTCATGCACTCGGCCACCTGATCTTGATGGGACGAGGGTTCGCATACGCGTACAAGGCGGGGCAACGCCCTTACGGGCAGCCCGCCGGTGGTTTCCGTGATTCTTCGCCACGCCCCCAGACTGTGGGTTCGTCGCGGAACATTCAGCGGATGCAGCCGATAGCGCCTAGCGTTCCCGAACCTGAGGTCAGCAAGTGCAGCTCTCTGACTCGCGACGGGGCGCCCTGCAAGGGGCGTCCCGTCGGGGGCGGAGAGCTGTGCGTCTTCCATTTGCCTAAGGAGTAGCTGTGGACATTTCGACCATGCGGTCGTATGTCCGCTCAGTGGTCGACATCGACTCGACGGATATTTCCGACGATGTGATGAACCGCTTCCTGGGCGAAGCCTACGACGTGATCGTCTACTCGGAGAAACGCTGGCCGTTTTTCGAGGTTGCGACCACGTTCAACACGGTCAAAGATCAGAAGGACTACACGGTCGCTGTTGTGGGCGCGGCGTTGACAAACGGGTTGCGGGAAATAGCGTCGCTCAGGACCGACAATCATGTTCTCGAATACATCGGACGGGACGACGGGGACGTTATTTACCCGTTGGATGGCAACACTACTGGTAAGCCGTGGTATTGGTCTTTCTGGGCTGATTCGGTTCGCCTCTATCCGACTCCGTCGTCGGTCGACACCGTTTACGTTCGGGGTTATAAGGATCCTGCCGCATTCGGCGCAGGGGTCTCAGACGCCACGGAGCCGTCGGACCTGCCGACACCGTTCCATATGGTTCTCGCCACTTATGGTATTGCTCGCGCTTACGAGCAGCAGGAAGACCCGACGATGTCGGGACAGTATTTTTCGATCTTCAACCAGGAACTAGACAACCTGCGGGCCCGCTACGAGGACATGCCGGCCGCTCAGCCTGTCAGGTTGAACAGTCGCAGTGTGTCACGGTGGATGTCTCAGTCGTACATGCCGAGGCGATTGCGTTATTCGTGGGAGGTGTAGGTGGCTTCCACCACTTGGAAACTTGAAGCACTTGAGTCGTTCACGGGCGGTCTAAATCTTCGCACCGACCAGTTCAACCTGGCGGAGAACGAATCACCAGATCTGCTCAACGTGCTGGTCGACCCGCGTGGGGGTATCCGTCAACGTGACGGCGTGGATCGGCTTAACACCACGGCGTTGAGCGACGACATCCAGGGCGTCTGGGCGTTGCACACTGACAGCGGCACTAATCAGATAATGGTCAACTACGGCACGAAGGTCGCCTACGCGACGACGGGGAACTTCACCGACCTGACTGGCATCACAGCCCGCACCGACGGCACCCGCGTGTACGGGGTGACGATGAACAACGTCGCCTACGGCGTGTCATACGACAAAGTGTGCTTCAGGTGGAACGGCACCACGGCAGCGGACCTGGGGGTGACGTTCGGGTCGGGCGGCAACATGCCGCAAGCACAGTACATAACGGCGTGGAACAACTTCGCGTGGGTTGCCAACACCTACGAATCCGCCACTGCTCACAAATACCGGTTGCGCTGGTCAAACGCCAACGATCCTGAAACGTGGACGGCGGCCGATTACGTCGACATCGACAAGGGTGACCACGGTGACTACATCACGGGCCTGTGCCCCATGGGCGACCGTCTGCTGGTGTTCAAATCCAACAGCGTTTACGCCGTGTTCGGCTTCGACTCCGACTCGTTTCAGGTGGTAACCCTCAGCAACGACGTGGGCTCAGTACCGCTGTCGTCACCAGTGGCGACCCCTTACGGGGCGTTCTTCTGGTACGCCGACCGTGGCGTGTACCTGTATAACCGCGAGGGTTTCGTGTGGATCTTCGACAAGCTGTCGCCAGCAGTCGACGACGGGCGTGTCACGTTCGGTTCGAATCCGCAGTTGGCGTGGGGAAACAACAAACTTTATGTGACTGTCGACTGGACGGAGGATGGGTCTACCACCCGTCGAACCCTGATTTACGACCCGACGATTGCCGGCGGGGCGTGGATCACCACCAACATTGACGCAGCATCGGTGTACGCCTACAAGCCGCCGAACGCGTCGTCGACCGTGTACGGGGCGTGTGTCACCAACACGGGTGTTCTGATCGACATGGAAGACGAGCAGAAACGCGACACGGATCGGTACGACACGTCCACCGAGACTCACATCTCGTCGTATTTCGTAACACGGTGGGTGTCGGGCAAAAACCCGATTGTTAAGAAACGATGGGGGCGCCCCAGGATGGTCACCTCAGCCGAGGCGACCATCGAGCTGCCCGTGTCTATTTTCAAAGATTACGACAAGTCGGCTGCCACGGGAAGTTTCGAGGTGTCGATAACGGGGAAAACGTCGGAATCGAAATGGGGGACAGCCAAATGGGATGATGGCGATTCCGCGTCGCCGTACTACGCGACGTGGGATGCCATTTCCCGTGATCTCACCGCAGCGGTCAAAAACCTCCCCACTCTCGGGACAGCGAAGAGTGTAAGTGTGAAGGTTAGCGGCCCGACAACCAACGACCATTGGGAAATGAACGCTTTGGCGTTCGCCTACACACCGAGGAGACTCAGATAAATGGCGACATTAGCTGTTACAAACACGTTCTCAGCGGGAACGACCATTGTCGCTTCCGAAATGAACACCAACTTCGACGACATCGAAGCGTTCGTGAACACCACCCCTGGGGTGATCCAGAACAGTTTGGTCGATGCCAAGGGCGACATCATCGCCGCTACGGCCGCCGACACTGTGGGCCGACTGGCGGTGGGCACTGACACCTATGTGCTGACCGCCGATTC